CAGCTTCTGTGGCTGTGGCCGCAGAGCCTGTGGCTGCGAATGGTGCGGCAACGCCACCTTGGAAACGCTGAGTTCAGTTTTTGGGATGGGGCGCGTGTCGCCCCATTACATGAACAGAAGGAGAGTGAGATGAAAACACACAAAATTAGCCTGAAGCATTACTTCGATCACAAGGACAAATCGAAGGTTGCCTATGAAAAGCCATCAGATGACATCATCGAAATTCTGGATCAGGTTTTTCAAAAGTACAATTACAACTGGGTGAAGGATGATGCTTGAGTACATCGTTGTTCACACTGGTGTCGTGATTTTCCTAGCTTTGATTGGAGTGATTTCCTGATGGATCTTGAAGCATACGCAACGCCTGAAACTATTCAGGACATTTATAAACACTACCAAGCCAAGCGAAAGAATGAGCATCGACCTCACCTTGGCGGCAGTCAAATCGGCAATGAATGCAGCCGTGCGCTGTGGTATCAGTTCAGACATGCGTGGACGCCTCTTTTCGAGGGGCGTCTTTTGCGTTTGTTTGAGACTGGTGATCGTGAAGAAGATCGCATTGTGTCGAACCTTCGTGCGGTTGGCGTGACGGTTTGGGAGCGAGATCCCGATACTGGCAAGCAAGTCAGGTTTGAGGCTTGCGGTGGTCACTTTGCCTTGTCGCTGGATGGCGTTGGGGAGGGTTTTAAGGAAAGTAAAAAGCCCCATACGCTTGAGTTCAAAACGATGAACGATAAGAATTTCAAGGCCACCAGAAACATGGGAGTTGAAAAGTCGAAGCCCATCTATTGGGCGCAGTGCCAGACTGGTATGCTTTTGGCTGGGCTGGATCGCTGCTACTTTTTTGCTGTGAATAAAAACACAGATGAAATGTATGGCGAGCGGATCAAGCTGAACAAAAAAGAAGCACAGGGTCTGATCGATAAGGCTGAGAAAATTGTCTTTTCGACTTTGCCTCCAGATAAAATTTCAGGTGATGCCAGCGATTGGCGCTGCAAGTTTTGCCCCTACTGGGCGATCTGTCATGGCTGCAAGATTCCAGAAGTGAGCTGCCGAACTTGCGCCCATGTGACGCCAGAGAAAGATGGCACTTGGAGCTGCGCTTTGGGCAAGCCTGCCGTCACTTGTGATGATCATTTGTACATCCCACAGATCATGCCGAAAGATTTGGAAATGACTGACGCTGGTGATGACTGGGTTGAATATGAAGACTTGGATACTGGTGAGACTTTCCGCAACAATGGAAACAGTCGTGAAATATTTGAAGGGAGGATGCGCGATGGGAATGCGTGAACACTTGATGAAAGACGCCTTGGAAGAATTTATCGATAAGTTGCCAGATAAAATCACCTCCGAAGAAGTTGCATGGATGATTTTTAACATCCTTGGATCTCGCGGAAAGATTGAAGACTGGGGAATGATAAACAAACTCACGATTGCGAATATCGGGGAGTATTTCATTCATCAGGCATTTTCGATTGAAGAGTTGGCTGAAACAGAGGCGAAGATGTTTTTGGACAAAGTGGTTAAGGAGCATAAAGCAAAATGACTTTCGAACTTCGTGATTATCAGAAAGATGCCATTGATGGGCTGTACAATTACTGGGCGCAAAAGATGGGGGAAAACCCACTGATCGTTGCGCCGACTGGATCTGGCAAAACGGCGATCATTGCCAAGATGATCCAAGACGCCATGAGCTTTCCAAACACTAGGGTTCTGGTTTTGGCGCACGTTAAGGAGCTGCTGGAGCAAGGGGCGTCAGGTTTGAAGAAGCTGTACCCAGAGGCTGAGTTTGGCTTCTACAGCGCGTCTTTAAAAGAGAAGGATCTGACCAAGCCAATTACGTTTGGCGGCATCCAGAGCATTTACAAACGTGCATTCGAAATGGTTCCAGCTCCAGACTTGGTGATCATCGACGAGGCGCATATGCTGCCACCCAAAACGACCACACGCTATGGTCGATTTATCGATGACCTGAAGCAGTGCAATCCAGATGTAAAGATTGTTGGGCTGACAGCCACGCCATACCGCTTGAGTTCAGGATACTTGCACAAAGGTGAAGGTGCGATCTTTGATGGCATTGCTTATGACATTCCTGTTACCATGCTTATGGATCAGGGATACTTGGCCCCAGTCATCAGTAAGGGTGGCTTGGAGCAGATCGACCTGACCAATGTGAAGAAGCGAGGTGGTGAGTTTGTCGAGAGTGATTTGGCTATTGCTGCATCTGATCCTGAGTTGGTGCGTAAGACAGTTGAAGAAATTGTTACGCTGGGAGCCGACCGTAAAAGCTGGTTGATTTTTGCCAGTGGCATTGACCATGCGAATATGTTGCAAGATGCGTTTTTCGATAACATGATTTATGCTGAAGTTTTGACTGGTGAAGACAGCCAGAAAGATCGCGCATCAAAGATCGAAAGGTTTAAGAACGGTGAAACACAATGCTTGGTAAACGTGAATGTTTTGACCACTGGTTTCGATGCGCCGAATGTTGATTTGATTGGGCTGGTTCGAGCCACGGCATCGACAGGTTTGTATGTTCAAATCATTGGTCGCGGTACGCGGATCTATGATGGCAAAGAAAACTGTCTGGTTTTGGATTACGGCCAGAACGTCGAGCGGCATGGGTTTATCGATAAGGTAAAGCCAGAGCGCGACAATCGGGGCGATGGGGATGGCGAAGCGCCGATCAAGACATGCCCGAAGTGCCAGATGCATTTGGCTATTGCCTGTTTGATTTGTCCTGACTGTGGGCATGAGTTTCCACCACCCACGCTGAACCATGCCAGCAAGAGTTACGATGGCGCAATGATTTCGACACAAGTAAAGCCTGAATGGTTTGACGTTGAAAATGTGACTTACAGGCGCTGGCAGAAGGCAGGGAAGCCCGACAGTGTTCGAGTGACATATCACTATGGCTTTTTCAAAGAGATATCTGAGTGGCTTTGTCCTGATCATGGTGGCTATGCCACGACCAAATACATGCAGCGCAGGGGGCAGCTTGGTGCGAAGGCAAAGACCACAAGCGAGGCGATGGATGAATGCCAAAGCTGGAGAAAACCCAGCCGCATTCAAATAAAGCCTGATGGCAAATACGAAAGAATTGTGAGGTTTGATTATGAGAAACGTGAGAAGAAGGAAAACGTCATCCACGTTGATTTCAGTTTCGAGGACATACCCTTCTGAGCATGACGAACAGGTTGGATTTATAAATTGGTTTCGCACAAAGTTTCCCAAGGTTTTGATTTTTGCCATTCCAAATGGCGGTAAGCGATCAATAGGCGCTGGCAAGAAACTGAAGGCTGAAGGCGTTGTGGCTGGGATTCCTGACCTGTTTATTCCTAGCTGGGATATTTGGGTTGAGATGAAGCGTAAATCTGGTGGGAGACTTTCCCCCGATCAGAAGAAGATCATCGAATACCTTGAGAGCGAGGGTTACAAAGTGATTGTTGCCAAGGGCGCGACAGATGCATCGAAACAAATAATGGAAGCGCGAGATAACTGGGGGAGGAAAGAATGAACGATCTTTCAGTGCGGCCAATCACACGGCGATCTGCGCTTCCCTTCATCATAGACCGCCATTACATGCGAAGGGTTCCACCAATCAGCATGGCGTTTGGATTGTTTGATGGTGAGAAAATGATTGGCATAGTCACCTATGGCGTTAGCGGATCTACGACTTTGCGGCGCGGTGTTTGTGGAGATGAATTTGCTGACAATGTTTATGAGCTTACGAGACTTTGGACAGAAGATGATGCTCCCAAAAACGCAGCAAGTTTTTTGATTAGTGGCTCATTAAAAATGGTTGATAAGGAAATCATTGTGACGTTTGCAGAAATAGAGGCTGGTCATGTTGGCACGATTTATCAGGCGTCAAACTTTTTTTACTGTGGCCTATCTTCGAAGTTCAAAGACCCAAAGGTTAAAGGATTGGAGCATCAGCATCACACAACTTATGCACATGGCATGAACATGCAGCAGATCCGCGAAAAGTATGGCGAGGAAAATGTTTACTATGTCGATAGGCCACGCAAGCACAAGTATGT